ATGGATGCAGCAACCGCTGCGGCAATAAACTCCTTTAGTTATGATGCAGGAGGTTACAATAGCCAAAACCCGTCTATCCAGAGCATAGAAATTGCTGAACGGACTATGGAAATAACAAATACTAATATGATGGACCCTAACAATAAAGAACAACAAGAGGTAGCTAAAAATGTTGCATTAGACATGGCAAGAGAGAGAGATGCTATAAACACTTACGGCTCCGAGGCTTGGGGACAGCCTGATTTTAGTATTGATCCAAATTTTGGTTATGAAGACCTTAGCGACGAAGACATCAGTTCTGGTAGCGCTCCCGGTGCCCCAGACCCCGGTCCTTCTTTTGACCCTGCTGATGAAACTGACGAAGGGTCTTGGGGTAGCGGCGACGGCGGTGACGGCGGCGGCGACAGCGGCGGTGGCGATGCTGGCACATACATCTGCACTGCAGCCTACGCTAATGGAGTAACAGACTACAGCACGTTTAGCGCCAACCGCAAATATGGAATACGTCTACGCAGAAATGATCCGTATCTTATGAAGGGCTACGACCTTGTAGGCCCAACTTATGCAAAGTGGTTTGGCAATAACGGTGTAGGAAAGACATTAACAAGCTATTACAAAAAAAGTGTCATGGGAGAACAACTGAGTTGGAAATACAAACTGTTAGAAAAGTTTCTACTTTACATTAACAGACCAACATTAAGAGCTTTAGGTTATATACATGAACGCATCTCTAGCAAAAGTTAGGTATCTTTTAATAGCAAATTTGTTTCTTCTTTTTGCTTTAGCTCCCTTTGTAAACTTCACCGTCAATAGCATTCTGTTATCTATAGTTATGTATTTTATTATAGATTGTTTAGGAGTTGTTATTACCTATCATAGATATTGGTCACATAAAAGCTTTAGCTTTAAAAATAAAGCTGTAAAGTATCTATTCTCTACTTTTGCTCTTATGTCAGGAACAGGCAGTGCGTTAGGTTGGGCTGGAATACACAGGCTACATCATAAGCATTCTGATAGCATTGGAGAAGACCCACATGAAAAAAAGCGTGGTTTTTTTGATTTATTCTTTTTGAATTATAATCTTAATGAGAGAAAAATGGTTCGTCAGGTTTTGAACATATCTAAAGACCCGTATGTAAAATATACAAATAAGTATTGGGTTCCTATCATGGCTGTATATATCGCTGGTATTTTTGCAGCTTTTGGTCTTCAGGGTCTTTACTTTATATTTATAGTTCCTGCTTTGATGGTTATGTTTTCTCAAACATTTACAAACTACATTAACCATTCTGACATAGGCTACAGAAATCACGATACAAAGGATAACTCTCACAACTGCGTATGGTTGTCTGCGTTTAACTGGGGAGACGGGTGGCATAACAATCACCACGCTAACCCAGCAAAAAGCAATCTGCGTGAAAAGTGGTGGGAGATAGATATCTCAGGCATGATTATAGATATCATAAAGGTTAAAAATAATGGAAATAACACAGGATCAGTTTACAGCTAATCTGCAACAGATGCCGCAAGAGGCGCAGGTACAGGTTGTACAGATTATTGAAAACAACGAGCCTCCTGCTCTACAGGCGTTTGCAGCTAGCTTGGGTGTTACTCTGTCTACAGGTGAAGAGCAGCCCATGATGCCGGGTGAAAGAAACCTGCAGGAGATGCAGGAGTTTGAAAACCGCACTGATCCTGACCCTGATCCCGATCCTGATCTTTCTGACCCTATGGCTAATGTTGGACAGGTTACTGCCCCTGAAGCCCAACCTGCGGTTTCTCCTCTGCAGGGTCAGATGCAACAGCTAGCAATGGGCGATCAGGTAGCAGGTATGATTGATCAGCCGGGTGCAGAAAATCAGACAGGTGTAGCCGATGATGTACCCATGAATGTAAGAGAAGGCGCGTTTATCATAAATGCAGCCGCTCTTGCAAAGGTTGGTAGAAAGGATTTTGAGGAGCGTATCATTGAACCTGCTATCGAATACCTGAAAGAGAAAGACGGTATAGAGATAGACAAGGGGGCTATCACTAAACCCTCACAACAGGTGAACGGAGATCAGAAGATACTTGCTTCAAACAAAGAGTATCACATACCGCCAGAGCTAGCCGAAGTCATAGGCACGGACCTGCTTGAAAAGATAAACAATAGCGGTAAAGAAGAGACAGAGAAGAAGCTAGAGGAGCAAGAGCAACAGCCCCAGCAAAAACAGGAAGTTCCTGTGAGGGCTGCAAAAGGATTGCAGGCGGGTAAAAAAAAAGTTAGGCCCTCCTCTCAAGAAATCCAAAAAAATCAAGAACAGGTCTACAACAAATTAAAAAGTGAAGGGTTAAGAGAAGAAGCTATTGCTGGAATAATGGGCAACATACACGCAGAAAATGATACTTTTGATTATCAACGTGTAGAGGAAGGAAAAGTTAAAAAGAAAGGCTACGGCATTTTCCAATTTACTGGTGGAAGACGAAAGGCGTATGAAAACTATCTTAACGCAACGGGCAAGACAGACTCCTTGGATGCTCAGATAGAGTACACCTTAGATACGATTAACATAGCAACTGCCAAACCTCCAGCATGGGAAACGTATGATTTAGGCTACGGCAACAGAAAAGAATTACGTGAAGTTTTTAAGATGGGAACTGCAGAGCAAGTTGCTAACGTATTCTTAGATCGTTTTGAACGCCCAAAAGACCCAGAGTCTAGTCGTAAAAAACGAGTAGATTTTGCAAATAAGATTTTTAGCTCCGCGCAAACTTTATTTTCTGCCCCTAACAGCCCACCCGAAGGAAGAACACCTCTTGCGTTAGAGAAAGCCCCTCCAGCGCAGGAAACACAAAACAGTTTCATGGGGAATGCTCCCCCCATAGGTTCTTTTGCAGATGAAATGCAGAACCTAAAAGCCAGAGAGCAACTTGAAGCAGCTACCCGCAACAGAGCGGCCCTGCGAGACTAACCCAACTGCGGCTACCCCACTGAGGCCCCGCAAGGAGGAAAAATGACTACCCAAGAACAGGAACATCTAGGCCCTTATCGTGGCAGCTATCGTGCAGACGTTTACAAGGACGATATCCCAAGCGAAGAGGCTACCCTAGAAGAAGGTGAAACTGAAGACGAGGTTATGGATGATGAAACTATTTCCGTCTCTACAGAGGTAAAGACGGAAGAGCATGACTACAAGAAACGCTACGATGATCTCAAGAAGCACTACGACTCCAAACTCCATGAATGGAAGATGGAACGTGAAACGCTTCTTACTCAGCCTCAACAGGAGGAAGAGTATGAGGATGATGCAGACATTGCATCTTTCAAAGAGAACTATCCTGACGTTTACAACGTAGTAGAGAGCCTAGCTTCTAAAAATGCTACAAAAGAAGTTCAAGAACTTAAACAAGAGATTGAGCGTCTTTCTAAAAAAGAAGAGCAGCTACAGGCTAAAAGTGCTTACCAAGAACTACTAGCCCTGCACCCAGACTTCTCTGATATCAAGAAGTCAGACCAGTTTAAAGAATGGTTGGGCAAGCAGCCACCTAGTATCGCGGATGGTATTACCAAAAATAACAGCGATGTTCAGTACGCTTCTCGCGTTCTAGATTTGTACAAAGCAGACACTGCTAGTACAAAGAAACCCAGAGGGCGTCCCTCTAAAAAACAGTTAGCTGCTGCTGCAGAGGCTGTTACTAGGACTACCCCTGTTAACGTCTCTACTAATAGCGATGCTAATAAAAAAGTATGGACGACCTCAGAGATACGTAAACTCAAACCGCAGGAGTTTGACAAGCTTGAAGCAGAGCTTGACTTGGCGAATGCGGAGGGACGTATCGTAAATGGCTAAACTTATATAGAAAGGTTAAGGAAATGGCTATTGGTGTATCCTCCGGTTATGGCAACCTGCCGTCCGGTAATTTCCAAGCCGAAATCTATAGCCAGAAGGTTCTTAAATTTTTCCGCCGTGCGTCAGTTGTTGAAGACATCACGAACACTGACTACGCCGGGGAGATTGAGAACTATGGTGACACGGTTCGTATTATTAAAGAACCGACTGTTTCCATCTCAGCGTACACCCGTGGTGCTGTGGTTACTCCGCAGGACTTGGCTGACGACGAGATTACTCTGGAAGTAGATCAGGCTCAGGCGTTTGCGTTCAAAGTCGATGATATCGAAGAACGCCAATCACATGTTAACTTTGAGGCGATGGCTACCTCTTCAGGTGCGTTCTCCTTGAAGCGTAACTACGACAAAAACGTGCTTCAGGCTATGCTTGATGGCGCGGGTATTAAAGGTGCTTCCGGTTCGATTGAAACGGATTCCAACCTTGGTACTGCTAGTACTCCTGTTACTGTTGCAGGTTCTGATGCCGGTGATGACGTTGTAAACCTTATGGCTCTTATGGCTCGTAAGCTCGATGAGCAGGACGTTCCTGAAGAGAACCGTTGGTTTGTAGCGCCCCCGCGTGTCTATGAGAACCTGTACAAAGCAGGTGCAAAGATCGTTGAAGTTCAGGTTACGGGCGATGACACGTCGCCGCTCCGTAATGGTCTGGTGACGAACCAGAAGATTATGGGCTTCACGCTCTACAAATCCAATGCTCTGCGGCAGTCGGCTGATGCTACGACGACCACGGACATGGTTTCGGTTTCCGGCGTTGGAACGGGTGAGAACGTGGTTCTCGCCGGTCATATCTCCGCTTGTGCGACCGCTAACTCAATTGCTAAGACCGAAGTGATTCGCGACCCCGATTCGTTTGCTGACGTTGTTCGTGGTCTTCATGTGTATGGACGTAAAGTCCTGCGCCCTGAGTCGCTTGTTCTCGGCATTGTAGACTACAGCTAAGGGAGGGATGAATCATGGCTATTATTGATCGTACCATCAATGGCGGTGGAACCGTCGGTCATCCTTCGCGGATGCCCTCTCCTTATGTGGTCACTTCGCAGGTCCACGATACTGCCGATGGCGGTGCAGGTGGAGATATCATCCAGTTGGTTGATGTCCCTGCGGATACCATGATCGTTGCCGGTGCGCTTGAAGTTCTTGAAGCGCGTGGTAATGCTCAGGTCACTCTGGATATTGGTGTAACTGGTGGTGCCGTGGACTGTTTTGTTGACGGTTCTACGCTTGCTGCGGGTTTCACACCGTTCCTTGAAGCCGCTGCTGGCGCTTCTGGTTCCAACGCACGTATCTTTACCAGTGCTGACACGATTGATGCCCTCGTCCTTGACGCTGGCTCAACGGGTGAAAGTGCTGCTCGTTTCCGCGTTCACGTTTGCATGGTTGACATTTCGCGCAACCCGCTGACGGAAGCGGCTACGACCTCTTCGGGTACGTAATTGCACTAAAGGTTTCTGTGGGGTTCCTTTCAAAAACCCCACCCTTCTTGCTTTGATGTGAACTGACGGAGGTATATATGTTTATCAAGCTACTCAATGAAGATGAAGTAAATTTTTGTCTGGACAAGATTGACCAGAACACGTTTAAGAATGGGGAAGATACTGCCCCTGATCTAGAGGACATAAAAAGTAACAAAGAATCTAAAGGTGTTCCAGACGAGGTAAGGAAGCTAATTACAGATAAGCTGTACGATACGCACTACATAGACAGTGTGTATTGTCCTACCAGAGTATCAGTAAATTTTTATAACAAATACCTTGAAGGCGATTACTACGATTTGCACGTAGACGCTTTCAAAGCGCAGCCAAAATCAAACAACGTATTTTTTGACTACGGCTGGAGTATAAATCTAACGGATGACTACGAAGGGGGAGAATTTACTTTAGCCACGCCGGTAGGAAAAATAGGTAAGAAACTAAACGCAGGTGAAGCTGTGATCTTTCCTATCATTTATCCGCACGGTGTGGAGAAAGTTACTAAGGGGTTTAGGCAGAACATAGTTGGATGGATGTCTTCTAATGTGTCGTATGAACAGTCGTTTATTCTTCAGAACGTGTATGAAGTAAATGCGTATCTGATGAAAGCTCAAAAGGACATGTTTACAAAATCAACACTGGTTCAGACATATTTAAAGAAGGCTTGGGGAATGTAGGGTGAAGTTTCTTTTAGCAGCGGCAGTTTTATTTATAGCGTCAACCTTTAGTCAAGCACAAGAGTTTAGCAATCTGTGCTTTCCAATTGGCACACTTAAATCTCAAGCTGCAAAACATGGGGAGTATCCTGCGTTTTCATTTAGAGACATTCAGTATGGAGTTACTTTTACTATGTATATAAATCCTACTACTGGGTCTTATACAATGCTAGGCGTATCTGATGTAAATCCTGAAGTAGAATGTGTAGCGTCTATGGGTGCAGACTTTAAACCTGCTATAGATAAAATTAAAGGAATAGATTCTTGACTTCAACTCTATCAAGAGCCGTAAGACTTAGAAACGCCGCTGTTGATCTTACTACTACAGATCAGACAACTGTATATACTGTTCCTGCAGGTCATGATGCTGTCTTAAAAACTATCACGGTAGCTCAAACTTCTGGACATCAAACGGATATTACTATTGAGCTTACAGATGCTAGCGCAGGTGCAACATACGCGATAGTGTATGCAAAAGGTGTTGCCGCTCACGACTATTTGTTTCTAGATTTAGAACTCAACCTTAATGAGGGCGACGCTATAAAAATGACTGCTGAGACTGCTAATCGCCTCCATGCAGTTTTATCCATAGACGAGCTATTCTTAGCCAACCAAGCATAAGTTAGGCAAGCCATGAACTATGTAGAACTAATTAACTCTGTGCTTTTTGATCTTAACGAAACCACAATTGCAGAAAGTGCCGCTGGCCTGTCTGGAACACGGGGCATACAGACCACAGTTAAAAAAGACATAAACAGAGCTATACGAGATATTGAGGCTGAATACATACAATGGCCTTGGAACTTTCTTAGCGCACGTTACACGCTGTTTGGTGGCCGAGGCAAATACACGTACCCCATAAAGGTAGAG